GCTTCCCCTTTTTTATTTGGAGAATAAATGATAAGAGAATATGCACCAAGCCTATCTAATAGAGGTCATTTCTTAACTGAAAATGAAATCTCTAAACAGAGAGGTGGTAAAGATAAGTTTATGTCTTTGTTCTGTTATGATGAATCTGTTAAAGAATATGTTAAAGAAAAAGGAAAGATAGCAGGATACAAAGGTATTATATATCTTTCTGGAGAACATATAATAGATGTAGATGGTAATAATCTAAAAGAAGCTATTAATAAAGCTGATAAGGTACTTAAAATACTTAATAATCTAAATGTTCCATCAAAAGTTTACTTTAGTGGTAGAGGATTTCATATTTCTATTCCAAGAGAAAGCTTTAAATGGGAACCACATGAAAACTTGCACAAGTATGTTAAAGATGCACTTACAGCTAAAAATATATTCAAATATGCTGATCCTTCTGTAACTGATAAGACTAGACTTATTAGAATAAACAATACAGTAAACTCAAAAGTAGATCTATTTAAAGTAGAAGTTACAGAGTTATTAAAATATAATGACTTATGTGAACTGGATGAAAAAGATATACAAGAGTTTGCATCTAAACCTAGAAAGCCATCACCTTATGGTTTCTTTCAAGAAATAGAACCAGTCTTTGATGCTTTACCTAAAAGAAAAAAGAAGACTAAGAAAGAAGAAGTTAAACCTGTTGTAAAAGGAAGACAACCAGATCCAGTAAACTATCCTTGTATTACAGATATGTTAAACTGGAGAGGAGAAGGTAAAAGACATATGATTGGCTTAAGACTTGCATCTTGGTTTAGACTTAGGTATCCAGAAAATATAGTTAATATTATTATGGAAGACTGGAGACAACAAGTAAATCAAGGAGCTAAGAAAAAGCTACAAAAGGATGAAGTATTAAGGCTTATAAATGGAGCTTATACTGGACATGATGGTAGTGGTTACAATTATGGTTGTAGTGATTTCATTAGAGAATCTTTTTGCAGTCAAACTTGTAGATTGTATGGAGCTAAAAAGAATAGTGATATAGTTGGATTCGGTGGTATGGAAGATAATGCTATTGAATTTTATTCTAGTGGTTTAAATCCTATTAATCTTGGTGATATATATGAAGGTGAAGATTTTCCTATATATCCAGGAGAACTAGTTGTATTACAATCAGAACCTAAAGCTATGAAAACTATGTTAATACATAATTGGATGATAGCATTTCAAAGACAAACTTATTTCTTAGAAATGGAGATGAGTCCAAGACAAATGTATATGAGACATAGAATGATTAAAGAAGGATTATCTTATGAACAAGTAGAAGATGATTTAAAATCAGGTAAGAAGTCAGGATACAATGATGAATGGCTTATGATTGACTACAAATCATGTTTTCCTTTTGAAATAGATAAAAAGCTAAGTTCAATGCCTGAAAAACCAGAGATAATTGTAATAGATCATATTGGTCTAATGGAAAGCAATAACAAAGATATGAATGGTAAAATGGAAGAAATAATGGCAGCTTTAAAAGAAGTTGCTATTAGAAATAATATTATTGTATTTGCTATATCAGAAATGACTAAAGAATCTATGAACAAAAGAATGGGAGTACCAGCTATTGCTGCTGCTAGAGGTAGTGCAAGGATTGCATATACTGCAAATAAATTATTATCTATTGTTCCTAGTAAAGATGATAGAGGGTTAATTAATTACATAAAACTAGATACAGTAGCTAATAGAGAGAAAGAAGGTATATGTGTTTATCTTAAACCAGATAATTGTCAGTTAAAGAAAATGAATAAAATACAAATAAAAGAGGCAACTTTATGAATATATTTGAAATAACATCAGAGATTGCAACAGCTAATACAGATCTGTTTGCAACTGAAGAAGAAATAGAGCAGAGACTTGAAGTCCTGTTCTATGAACTAGCAAAAAAAGAAGATGGTATGTGGGCTTGGTTTAAGAAAGTACAAGCAGACATAGACTTAGCAGATGAATATATATCTAAGATTCAAAAGCTAAAGAAAGTAAGACAAAATTCACAAAAGTGGATGAAGAACACTATGATAGAAGTGTCAGAGAAAACAGGTAAGCTTCCAGAGCATTCAGTTTTCAATCCTTTAAAAGTTATGGAATCTAAATCTGTAGATATTATAGATGAAAGTAAGATACCAGAGACTTATTGGGTAGAAGTGATTACTAAGAAGCTAGACAAAAAACGAATGTTAGCTGATATGAAGCAAGGTAAAAAGATACCAGGTGCTGATATAGCTACAAATAAATACATGAAAGGGTTAAAATAATGAACTTAAAGAATACATCGCCATATGCAGAAATAAGCAAAGAACAATTAGCTTATGGAGCAGGAATGAAATCAAAAGCTTATGGTGTTAAGATAGAAAGCTTTGACTATAAAGATAATGTTCCTAAGTGGAATGAAGTAGGTATAGTATCTTCAGATTATTTACTTGTGCCTAATAAAACTATGGTACAGATGGCTGAAGATGTGATGGCTGGATCTACTTTAGATTTTGAACCAGAGAAACAGTTTTGGAATGGAAAGCAATTTTTTCAAAGCTGGAAGTGTTCAGATGAAATAGATGCTGAAGTAATGGAGGGAGACAATCTTGGTATAGGTGTAGGATTGTGGAACTCTTATGATGGCAGCATCTCAGGAAGATTTGCTTTATTTGCTTATAGATTAGCTTGCACAAATGGTATGACATCAAGACATGAGTTTGGTGAATACATCTTTAAGCATGATATAAACAATAAAGATTGGAAGTTTGAAGTTGAAAAGACTCTTAAAGTCTTAGATACTGCAGAAGAAAATGTTAAACAATTTGCAGATAAATGTAGTAAATTACCAAACCATTATGTAAGAGTGGGTGATGTAGCAAATGCCAGAAGAACTACCTTCTCTTCAATGGGTACTGGAGTCTTTGGCAAAGCCTTTGACAATTTCTTAACCAATGAAAAATACAACGAAAGAACTGCTTGGGATCTTATGAATGCTGGAACAGATGTTTTCTGGCATAATAAGAAACAAACTATATCAGACTTCAATCACAATAAACAGTGGGTTGATGGCTGTCTTAGTATAGCAGCTTAGTAAAGGATTATATATGAGAGGTTGGCACCCACACTACACTACATACCATCTACCTCAGCTGACCTCTCTATATTATGCCTAGTAAGAAAGCAAACGAAAGAAAAACTAAACAACTGGGAATGAACTTTTCCACAGCTCAACATAGACTTCGCAGAAAAGTGATGTTTATGCTTATTCAAAGACTTAAACTTGATGAATGCTATCAGTGCAGAAATCTTATAGTAGATGTAGATGATTACTCAATAGAACATAAAAAGCCTTGGCTTGATGAAGACACCAGACTATTCTGGGATTTAGGTAATATTGCATTTTCTCATAAAAGTTGCAATTCAGGAGCAGCAAGACAAAGCACTAAAAAAGGTAGAATTAAGTATGAACATAGAATAGGTAATAGAGAAGAGGAAGATGGTCATTATGCAAGTAGAGCATGGTATGATAGAGGATGTAGATGTGATGCTTGCAAACTAGTTAAAAAGTTTTCAAGAAAACAACATGAAAGAGTAAAATAAAACAGATGAATTACAATAACAAACCAAAGAAAACATTTCAAAGTATAGGTAATGGAGTTCTTTGGAAGAATAAATACAAGAAAAAAGATAATGAACCTTTCTTTAGAGGTAAAGCAACAATCAGAGGACATGAAGTAGAATTAGCAGCTTGGATTAAACAAGACAAGAATGGACAAGATATGATCTCTATAGCTTTTGATGATGTGATAGAAGATGAGATGCCTCCACATAGAAGAGGTAAAGCAAAAACAGGATTAGAAGAATTATTTGGAGCAAATGATGGCAAAGAAAAAAAGCTCCCATTCGAGTAATCCAAGATATTCAAAAGCTAAAGGAAGAAAACTTCAGAATCTTTTAAGAGATAAATTAAGAGTAGCATTTCCTTCTCTTGAAGAAGATGATATAAAGAGCCAAACTATGGGCATGACAGGAGAAGATATAGTTCTCTCTCCTGCTGCTCGTAGGAAGATTCCTTTTAGTTTTGAATGTAAGAATGTAGAAAGATTAAGCTTCTGGGCTACAGTAGAACAATGTGAATCAAATTGTAAAGAAGGCATTACACCTGCTATTGTAGTTAAGAAGAATAGAAAAGATCCTATGGTAGCAATACCATTAGATATTTTTATAGAAATGATAAAGGAAACAAATGAATAAAGAAGATAAGTTATTTGATTTACTAGAGATGTTAGAGAATGTTCAAGTTCTTTTGCATGATGTAGTTAATAAACTAAAAGAAATAATAAAATAATCCTTTCATAAGAAGGGGAGGAGGTTATTCTTCCTCCTCTTCTATGTAACTTTTAACTTCCTTTATACCTGTTTGTATAGGTGCTTCTGATAAAAATGGAATGTATTTACTTAAATACTCAAAGCCTCCAGAGATACCTTTTTCTTTTACAATTTCTCTAAGTTCAAAAGATTGATTTAAAAACATTGGCATAAATATAAACATTAAATCATTTTTAGCTTCTTCTCCAGTTTCTTCTTCTTCAGAAGTTAGCATTCCAAGTAAATAAGCTGCATACAAAATTGAATTACCAACTATTTCCATACTAGGAGATGATACTCCTCTAGTTAGTTTATATGCAGTTTTAAAATTTAAACCTGTTTCTCCTATAGTATTTCTTATTAAAAACCCTGGCATTTTAATCATTGGTTTTAATACAGGGAAAAATATTGTAGTAAGTAAACTCATAGCTGTAGAAGCACCTCTAGTCATAAACCATTGAGCAAATCTTTTATCTACTCTTCCAGCACTTTTTAAACCTTTTATGCCTTCATATTCTAATCTTTTTTGATAAGATAATAATAAATTATACATTATTATTTGTTCTCTTATTATTTGTCTCCAAGTATACTGTTTATATATATTAACAGTTTTACCTCCACCTCTTAAAAATTTAGCCATATATGCATGAGTCATTCCAAACATAGTATTATATACATTAGCTCTACCAACTTCTAATACAGCTGGTTCAAAGTATCTATGAGGATATTTTAATAAATCTTTTTTAGACATTGTACTTCTATCTCTAAATATTGATTTAGAATTTTTATCAATATATATAGCTGCAGAAACTAATGCAAGCTTTCTTAATCCTAATTCTGCTCCTGAAAAAGTAAGAAGATTTAATTCACTTTTTTTATTAGCATATGGAATATATCCTAACCCATAAGATACATATCTATTTATATATGTTTGAGTCATACCTGTATCTCTAAATATTTCCATTAACTTATCTAATTCTTTTTTGCCTAAAGTTCCCTTAGCTAATCCATTTACAACTTCCCAAGTATTATTCATTAAAGAATCTACTTGTTTTTTTATATTAGCTTCTTTTTCAGTTCTAGGTTTTAAAGCAACTTCAAACAACTTTCTATACCAATTTGCATTTTTAATAAATTTTATTTTACTTCCTTGTAATAATGCTAATTGAGCTATTGGAAAATATCCATCTAAAAATCTTGATTTATCAGCATCAATACCACTAGTAAGCATATCAGATAAAGAAGATATTAAATCTCCAGTACCAGCTCTTGTAACCATTTCATCTGCTATTTCACTAGTAGCTGGATTAGTTATAAAATCTAAAGCTTCTGTAGTAATTTGTATACCAACATCTTCTGCTACACTAAGACTTTGAGTTAAATTTTGAAGTGCAGAAGGTGTTCTTAATACAGAGCCTGACATCATTCTTGTATATATAGATGCTAATTGAAATATATATGCTTCATTAATACTTTTATTTTTTAAAAAAGGTATTTTATTTAAAAATTTTTCTACAGCTGGGAATGATATATCTATTCCAAACATAGATGCTCTAGTATCTAAATAACCTAAAGAAGCTCTTAAATGATCTAATAAATAATCTACAACTTCTGGTTTATCATAAAGTTGAGCAAAGTCTGGCAATACTTCTGCTACTAATTTATTTTGATATAAATCATTAAATACTTCTCTAATATAATCAGATATAACTTCAGGATCTTTTCTTCTAAGCATTACATTTATAGAATTAGATCTACTTTTCATTGCTCTTATCATCTTATCAAGAGATATATCATTTAATTTTTTATCTATGTCTCTTTGATTTTCATCACCTAAATATTGATTAAGTTTTAAAAGTTGAATATCATAATCTTCTTCTTTTTCATCTAATTCATTTTTTATTTTTTGTAATTTAGTTTGTGATTCAACAGTTTGTTTTACATTAAATTCTGTTTGTGCAACTTCAAACTCTTCAGTTAAAACTTCTATTCTTGATTCTAATTCTTGTGCTGCTCTTACACCTTCTGATATAGCAGTATTTAAATAGTATTTAGCTGGAAAATAATTTTTTTGTTGTTTACCAATGTTTTCATTAGCAAAAAATATTGTATCTCCTTTTACACTTAAACCTATTTTAGAACCAGTCATCATTTCTAATTCATTTATAGTAGTTTCTGCATCTGAAGCATTGTAATTATTTTTTAATTTCTTAACACCTATAGTAAGATTAGATTTATTTTTTTTATTTACTGACTCTATAATATCATATAAAGGATCTAATATATTAGTCATTATTTCATAATGCACATCCCATATAGTTCTGTGAAATGGAGCACCATTAGGATCTGTTTTTTGAAAGTCTACATCTGTATCATTTAAAAATTTACTAGGTACTTGACTATCTTCAAGTTTTATATGTTCTACAAATGTAGGTACAGTAAAACTATTAACTTCACCTCCTACTTTAGTTTCACCTTCTATCATCATATGATCATTAGCTTTATAAAAACCTTCTGGCATAGCATTTATAAACTTATCTTTAATTCTATTTCTAAAAGCTTTAATAGCTGTCCTGTCTGAAGGAAATTTTAATCTATACAAATCTCTATTATCTTGAGATATTATATCAGTCATTAATGGTTCTACATAATGTATAATTTTTTTACCAACTTTTTTATTAACAATAGCATAGTAAACTCTTTCTCCATCTATAGTTGTAAAATCTATATTAGGTCCTATATAATTAGCTGCACCAAACATATAAAATTTATTTTTATTAGCATACTCTACTATTCTTACTGCATCTTTACTGTATAAATCTCCAAAGTTAGATGTATTAAAATATTTAGTTTCACCAAAACCTAAATCATTTATAAAAGACATTATATTATTAAAACTAATAGAATGCATTTCTTCTTTTTTATTAACATTAGGTGTTTTGTTTTTTAATTCAGGCTGATTTCCAAAATATACTCCTTTATCAGAACCTATAGTTTTAATACCTAAATTAAATTTTGTAATTAAATCTGAATAGATAGTTGTAAACTTATTTATCTCAGCTTCTCTAGTATCAGGAGTATCTTGTATTTTTTTAACTGCACTTAATCCAGACAATGTTTTATCTGCTTGCATCATTAATATAGCAGGATCATAAAACTCATCTTTTAAATCTATATTTAAATATCTTAATGTACTTTTCTTTAGTTTATATGGTTTGCTATTAAATATTTTATCTGTATACCCATCTAATGTATATAGCTGGCTTAAATCTAAATCTTCTAAACTATTAAAAATTAATCCTCTATCAAACATTCCTCTTTTTAATGCTCTTGTATATACATGAGGATCTATTAAATAAAGTCTTTCATGTGCAAAATTTTCAAGTTGATTTTTTATTTTATTATATATATTAGTTATTACAGGTATTTTTTTATCTTGTATTTTTTTATCTTTTATAATTTGTTTTAAAGATTGAATGTCTTGTTTATTTAAAATAGTATTATTTTTTATTTTTTCTTCTAAATCTATTTTCTGTAATGTAGTAGATTTTAATAATTTACTTTTGTCTTTAACTATAATTCTTTCTCTTGATTTAATTGTAGAGTTAAGACTTCTAACATCTTTTTCAAAATTAGTTATAAGCTCTAAAGAACCAAAATCATTCATCATAGCATTAACTACATCAGCTTGAAATGACCTAAGTTCTTCTCTTAACTTTGTATTACATCCTGTTTTTGCCATTAACAATCCTCATTTAAATCTTGACCAGTAACTTTTTTATAAGATTTATTCATTCTGCTATCATCTCTTTTAATCCATAAATCACTATCATTACTATAGTATTTTTCATGCCATAATTTTTTATATTCTAAAAGCATATTTTGATCTAATAAATCCATTGGTGGTAAATGGTATCTTTTTCCTAGCCTTAATAGATATAAATAAGTTATATAACTTCTAGCACCATTAGGTAATCTATTTATTTCAGCTTGAGATTTTTGTGTCCATTTAACTATTTCTTCATTATAATCTATTTTTAACATAGATGGATTTAATTTATAATCTTCATTTTGAGTTGCTATACCTTTTTGTATTTCATCAAAATATTTAACACCATTAGTTTTAAACCAATTATATGCTTTATTTTTTGCTTCTTTACTAACTCTTGGAACTACTTCTAAAATCTGTTGTATTGCATAATTATGAGATGTATTTAAAACTGTTTCATTCTGATCCATAATATGAGATATATTTTTATTATTCAACATGTTCTTAGAAAACTCATGTATATAAGATATTAATCTTTCATCAGATGTTTGAACAGGCTCTATTGAAATATCCTCTGGCTTTATTTCTATATTTTTAGTGCTAATCTCTTTTGCTAAATTTGAAATAAATAAATCTTTAGGCTGATTAAATTTATCAAACATTTCTCTTGAATAATTAAATATCTCTTTCATGTTAGCATTTTTTCTAAACTTGTTCATTCCATTTTTTTGACTTGTAGTATTAAAAGATTTAAAAACTTTTCTTAAAATTTGAAATACTTCTAAGTCTTCACTAGATTGCATATTCAATCTTCTTGTTCTATTACCTTCTGTAACTTTAAATATCTTTTGTATAAAGAAATCATTAGGTTTCCAAAACCTGCCACCTTTACCAACAAACCCCATAGAAGTTAATTTAAGTTTTTTAGCATTATCAGTAGCAGCATTAGCTATTAATGCTAGTTCATGTTCTGATGTAGTAGTTAAATTCTTACCTTTTAGTTTTATTTCAGGTATATTTTTAAAGTATTCTTTTACATTATCTTTATTTATATAGTCTTGGACTTCTATATAGTTCATAGTAATAACATCTGAAGGATCTATTACAGATATTATCATATCTTTATATTTTAACTTAAATCTTTTAAAAGATAAATTAGCTCTAACCTTTCTCATACTATAAGCCATACCTTGAGCACCTTGACCTTTTACAAGATGAGACATAGATTCATAAAAAGATTGTCTATCAGACAAATTATTATCAACTCTTAAACCTTCTTTGTCTTTAAAGTGTGCTAATTCTACAGGTAGTTCTGTAAATATATTATTAGTTCCTATTAATGGTATTAATTGTTTTGTAATATTTTCAGGTAGTATTTCTAAGCCTAAAGTATCTCCATCATAGTCTCCTCTTTTACTGCCAAAAACATCTTGTGGATGAAGATAGGCAGCATTAGAATCCCAGTAGCCTGTAAATCTTTCTATCTTTTTTAAAGAAACAGCTGGTAAAGAATCAACTGGTTTTCTAAAAGTTAATACCCAGGTATCTTTATTTTTTAAATATGCATTTAATATTTTTCTTTTATCTTCATCAGTTGCATCTTTATTATTATATGCTATACCAGCTTTTTTGGAATCTTTTATCATTTTATTATAAACAATATCTCTCATCTTAGTATTTTTTATACTAATTAAAACATTGTTTTGATTAGATGGCTCATACTTTCCTAAGCCAAATTTAAACTTAACTAAAGTACCTCCATACAATCTTTGGTTTGTTACTCTAGCTTGTAGTAATCCATCTCTTAAAAATTGATTAGTAAGCATAGGCAATGCTGAATTAAGAATATGTGGATGTGCTAAAGCTAAATTACTATGCCTATAATGTTTTTGCATTTCTGTTAATATATCATCTCCATGATACTCTAACATTTTTTTCATACCTATTTGTAAAGCTTTAGGACTAATAGACATTTTTTGTAATCTACTTAACCAATTATCAGCTACATTTAAAACATGATCTTCAAGTATTTTTTTAACTTTTTGATGTTCTTTTCTAGGATCTCCTAGTAAATCTAAAAACTGAAAAGGAGCTGCTGTACTAAGTTTTGCTGGTCCTTCTTCTATAAGTATTCTTTCACTATCTTCATTGTAAGTTTGTATAGTATTTGTTTTGCTATACTCTCCTGTATGTAGTTTTCTTTCATCAAATGTTAAAAACTCATTTATAGGTTTACCACCTGGTCCTTCCATTGATACACTTTTACCATCAGAAGATAATACAGTTTTAATTAACAGTTGATTATTATCTTTTCTTTTAATCTCTAAGCCTGGCAATGCAATAGTTTTTTGACCTTTATTTACACCAAATCCATTATTATCATTTATATAGCCAACAGTTTTTACACTTCTCATATCAGGTATACCAGCCAATTTAAGCTGTTCAAAAAAACTTGTATCTGCAAAAATAGTTCCATCACCTACATATATATTTTTATTTAAAGCATCTATATCTAACATATGATTAACAAGCTTACCATCTATATACCAGTTAGTAGTATTAGGATCTATTACAACACCTTTTCTTTTACCAGAACCTACAGGAACTACACCTTTAGCCATCATAAGTTTTAATCTATTTAATAAATCTAAAGTGCTTCCCATCTTTAAATAGTCTGGAGAACTTATAGCTTGCCACCATTGATGTTTAGCAATCTCTTCTAAAAACATTCCTATCTTACCAAGTCTAGCTTGTTCTGGTCTTACTATTTCTTTAGCTTCTTGAAATTCTATACCTCTTTCACTAAGTGAAGTACCTGTTATCTTTAAAAAATCTGATAAATGATTTTTATTTATATTGTTATTTTCAAATTCACTAGTAAAGTATTCAATGTATTTAGCTTCTGCTACTTCCTCAATAGTTCTATAATATTCTTGTAAATCATTTGCATTTATATTATCATCTGAAGATAAATCATTTAATGTTTTTAAAGCTTTATAATCATTCTCTACAATTTTATCATAAACAGGTTTAGGCAATTCTTTTAATATATTATCTAAAGATTTAAATTCACTTACAGGTAGAATTAAAGAATAATGTTCAGGTAGTATTTTAGCAAATACAAGCTTACCTGAATCTCCTGGAACTGCTCCAACTAAAGTTCTTTTAAATCCTAAATCTAAAGACATAAACTGTATATCTATAGCTTTTAAATAAGCTGCTGACATTCTATGATTAGCTTGAAAGTGAACTATAGAATTATCTTTTCTTTTTTTAGCACTAAGGATTCCATCTTTTATACTCATAGTGTATGTGCTATTTTCAAGAGTATCAGTTTTGTTCTTACCATAAACAATATTATTATCATAAAAAGGAACAAACTCTGTATTAGGTTCTCTCTTGCCTGTTCTAGGATTAATAAAGTTAGTTCCTTCTTTAGCTTTTAATTGTAATTTTAATTTATCTTTTACTACATAAAGTGTTCCATCTTTCTTTTTATATAAATCTGAAAGATAAACTTCTGATTTAGTAGGTCTTCTATTTATAGATAGATTAGAGTTCCACCATTTTCTCCAAGCTTGTTCTTTAGCTATAGTATCTGTTAAGTTATCTGTCTGCAATTTTCTTTCTATATATTTCATTGCATTATCAAAATCTAAATCTCTAACATCTGTAGCTATTTGAGCATATTGTTGCTTAGTAAGTCTTAAGCTTACATCTTTTAAAAATATAGTATCAATTAAATTTGTAGTTTCATAGCTAGTAGTTTTTATATCACCTTCATCACTCTTACCTTCTTCAGCATCTAATTCTTCTAAAAACATTTGTGAGTTTATAATTGGATCTATATCATTTGGATCTATAAAATCTTGTAATACAGGAGTTTGAACAATGCCTGATAAGAAGTTAATGTTTTCTCCAGTCTTTATAAGTTCAGATACTTCTGGTGCTATAAATTGATATTCTTCATGGTCTCTTAAAAAAGTATAGAAAGCTTTAGCTGGTATATCAGAATCTTCTTTTACTAATTCAGTCATCATTGATTTAATACTGGATTCTATACTCCATCCTCCAGATATAGCATTATCCATATAATTCTGAAATGTATTTATAGTAGCATCTAAATATTGTTTAGGTGAACATTTATCTGCCATTAGCAATCTATCTCCGTATTATTTATGTCTTGTTGTAAAGCATCAACTGTTTCTTGTTCAATAGTAGGACTTGTTTTATCTATAGTTTTTTTAAGACTAGCATTTTTATTGTAGTATTTTCTAACTTTATTAGCTGTGCTATTTGAATCATCTGTTCCTGTAACATTAATAGCTTGTGCTCCTTGAGCCTGTATAGCAGCTAATCTTTTTTTATATTCATCAGCTTGAGCTTGTTCAACAATATTATCTTCATCATAAGATTTAGTCTCACCTCTTTTTTTAACTGCATCACCCTTTAAATTTAAAGAAGTTATATTTTGTTTAGTAGGTTCTCCTTTAGACATAAATTTTGCTAAAGCCTGCATATTAGCTGGAGTGCTTTTAAATTTACCTTTACTATCTAATTCTACATTCTTTAATAAATTTTTATTAGATTTTACTAATCTTGTTAAAGCTAATTGACCTTGTTTATTATTAAGATTATTAAATGCTTGTTCTAATATTTCAGGTCTATTTTTATACATACCATAATTAGACTTTAAATTATTAACAACTTCTTCAGGATTTTTAGACATTATCATATTAGATATAATACCTGATATAGTTTTTGTAGTAGCTTTATTTTTATTTATTTCTTCAGAGGCTTCTTTTCTTATTAAATCTTTTTCACCTGTTTGTTCTTGATCTTTATTTTTTTGTTCATACTCTTGATGAGCAAGTGATATTATTTTTTTTAATTCTTTATCATCAAGTTGATCTTCATAACCTCTAGTATAAGCTTTTTTAATTATATTAAATCTTTCTGCAGGATTTTTTGCATTAACTAAGTTTAAAGTTTCTTCAGAAGATAAAGGATTGCCTTGTAATTCTAATGAATCTCTAGTATCTTGTTTTAATTTTTCTTTAGTTTTATTACTAATATCTCCAAATCCTTTTTCTTGAATCTGTCCAGATATAACATCTTTTACAAAATCCTTTTTATCTTCATCATCTACTAAATCAAATATAGCTTTATCATTTAGACCTTTCTTTTTTAAAGCTTGATAAGCAGCTAATAATTTTTGATTAGGATTTAATTTTTTTTGAGAATTTAAAACAACAAGATCTTTTGTATCTTGATCAGTATCTTCTTTTATTTTACCATCTTTAATTTCATTTATATTAAAAATACCTCCACCTTCTACAATCTGACTTGTATGTTTAAAATAGTCTTCAGTAGTTTTTATAGTAGGCAATAAATTATTAATTTGTATATTTTTATTTAAATTTTTAGCAGCTTCTCTTTCATTTTGTTTTTCTTGAACAAACTGTTTATCAGCATTACTTTTAACAGATTGCTCTTGTTCTCCTATAGGTAAACTATTTTCAATATATACTTCATTATTTAATGCTTCTGTTTTTTCAGCTGCTTTATATAAGTCTCTAGTTTTTCTTGCAATACCAGCAGCTCCAAAAATTCCTCCACCCATTAATCCACCAATTAAATTTTGAGCAAACTCATCTCCACCAAAAGGTAATGTTTGTTTAAAATCTTCTGCATCTCCATATCCTAAATACATATCTATTGCTTCATCTATTACACCCTGTGAAACTTCAGTAAGAGCTTCTCTTAATGCTGGTCCAGCTGCTAATAAAGCACCAGTAGTAAACTTTTTACCTGCAGCTAATTTAGCTGAATCACCTATATTTATTCTTAGTTTAGAATAAATACTTTTACCAAGTTTATTATTTATTTTATTTAATACATTATTAGCTCTTGATGTACCAAATCTAGTTTTTAATGCTTTTGGCATACCTGCAGCTTCTAATACTGTTTGAGCTGTTGTAGATAAACTTGCTGATAAAATAGCTGTATTAAATATATTTTCAGGATCTTCACCTCTATCTAATCCTTCTTGTATATCTTCTGCCATTTCTCCACCAAAAATTCTAGTAGCATTATATGCTGTACCTAAAGCTGGACCACCTAAACCATATGCTACAATCTGACTCCCTACTTCAGGAACTACCATACCAGCATATTCTGCAAGATCAGCTAAAGAACTTGGATAACTTAATGGATTTTGTTTTCTATATAAAAAATGTGCTTTATATTTAGGATTAGAATTTATTTTATTTAAAACAGATTCTTCAATTATTTTATTATCATTTGCTACAGATTCAACTAAAAGTCTAGGGAATGTATCTCTAGTTTTTTTACTATAATCAATAGTTTGTTCTGGTTCAAAAAATTTTCTTTCCATAGGATCAACTGGAGTTAATGGAGAAAGTTTAGTTAATAAAGTTTTTGCAGTTATTTCAAAAGGTTTTAAAGCTTGCTCTTTTGTTGGGAATGAATATCCAAAGGAAGTTGAAACATTAGCTTGAACACCTGGATCAACTAATTCTGTTCTAGGAAGATTTTGATATATATTATTTAGATTGTATTTTTGTTTTTCTAAATCAGTAGCATAATTCTCAATATATTTTCTTAAAAAATCATCTTCATTTAATCCTTGAAACTCTAAAGACTCACCATATCTTTCAAGAAAAATTTTATAAACTTGAGATTTATCCATAAATTATTGCTCATTTAAATTATTATCTAAAACTTCATAATCATCTATTAATGTTAGTATCTGTCTAAGTTTATTTCTAAATATAGTGTGTTTAGTTGAGCTACCTTTACCTATTAATTTAAGATCAATATTTTCAATTTCATTTCCATCTTTAATTAATTTTACAATAGCTTTAGAAGCTAATTCTTTATCTATTTCATTAGTTGCAGAAGCATATTGTTTTATTTTCCCTACTAAATTAGGTGAAAAATCAGTATCAGTATCTTCACTTTCAAAAGTAACAAACATATCTGCAAACTTTTTATTAATATCTATATACTTAAGTCTAACTTTTTCAGCATCTGGTATTTTTGTAGTTTTTATAAAAGACCAATTTTTAATATCATCAAATACTTCTCTAATTTTAGTTTTATCTTTAATAGAAAGACCATCTAAACTTACATCAGAAGGATTCATATCTTTTATAGTTTGATTTATATTAAGAGTTTTTTTAATAGAAGTTTCTTTCATTAAAGCTTCTTCTATTTTATCATTTTCTTTTGCTTCTCTTAATTTGTATTCATTTAAAGCATTTTCACTAGCTCTAATACTTTTTGGAATTAAATTTAAATTCTTTTTAGATTGATCAAAGTTACCAGCTTGAGCATCATTTATTGCAGTATTTAATAAATCAACAAAAGGAACTTGAACCATCTTATTATAACCATCAAAAACATTTGCATTTCTTTTAACAAACTCTTCTTTTAATTCTCCTTCAGGACTATAAAAAATATCTAATAAGTTTTGTATATCTCTAGCTTTAGAAGCTTCTTGAGTTTGATTAAGTTTTGCTTTATCAAATAATTCTGCTGCAAATTTATAATCACCTCTTTTCATAAAAGAATCTGCTGATTTAATTAATTCTTGATAAGTATTACTTTGAAATCCATCTATACCATCAAGAGTTTTACCAACTATTCCTAGTTTAGTTTTAGCTTCATCTAGTTGCAATCCATCTTCTTCGCTAACATCTTCTTTCTTTAAATTATTTAAAAGAGTAACTTGATCTAATAATTGACTAGTTTTTAATTGTGTTCTATCAATAACATTTGAACTATAAGTTCCACCTACATTCATAACAACATTATTTAAATCTGAAATTAAACTATCTAAATCTCCACTTTGATACTCAGCACTTAATGCTCTTTCAGCTCTGTTTTGAATATTTTTAATTTCATTTATACTAGCCATAGTATCATATTGTTGATTAATAACATTATTAAAAGTCTTCTGCACACCATCTGCTGTAGCTTGTATTATTTTACTATCTGGATCTGTAGCTCTTAATGCAGCTATACCATCTGTAAATCTATCTATCTCAGAAGGATCTAATGTATTATTGTTTTTAGATGCACTTTCTAAATCATTAAGTATATTAGTAGCTCTAATTTCAGTTAATTTTAATTCTTCAGCTTGTTGTTCTTTTTCTTTTTTTTCATCACTAGCTTGTAAAGATCTAGTTACATTTAAAACTGTATCTTGAAATTCATTTCTAAGAAAATCTGCAACAGGGCTTGTGTCTTCGAATCTAATAGCCATTAATTTCCTCCAAATACTTCACCAGTTTTAAAAGGATTTCCTAGCATATCTCCTCCAGCTTCTTGAGCTGTATCATCAAAATTAACATTAGATGGATTGCATAAATTTGGATATGCAGCAGCAAACTGTGGATTATTACAAGAGTTATCTTCTCCTTGTCCAGGACCAGCATCAAAGCCACCACCACCAAAATCTTCTCCAAAGTCTGTGTAAATATCAGTAGGATCAGTAGGATCAGTAGGATTAACTTCTTCAGTAGAATCATCAATTACTACATCTTCATTTCCACCTTCTCCTTCATCACCTTCTCCTTCATCACTTTCATCAGGATTTAAAGGATTTATAAACTCAACACCCATAGCACTAAGATTAGCTAATTGATCTTCAAATGAACTTGCAAAATCTTCTTGTAAATCAAAAGCCCCACCATAATATTGTTGTTGTGCAGTATCAAAAGCTGTGTCTCTTTCAGAAAAAACTCTGCCTAAAGCAGACTGTAATGGTTTGCCAACACCACCAAAACCTCCAGGAGTTGTTCTGGCTAATTGAAATGCCTCTGCTAGATTGTTTCTTGCTCTTGATTTAGCTTTATCTTTAGCTGTTGTAAAAGTGTCTCTAAGGGCTTCTTCTGCTGTTGAATCATATTGTTGAAATAATACAGAAAAATCTTGAAACTCTCCTGTAGGATTACCCTGTTCATCTAAAATTTCTTGCTGTTGCATTCCAAAGTTTTCTAACATTGCATCTGCAAACTCTTGACCTTCTAAACCTGCTAATTCTTGATACAAAGCAAAGTTAGCTGGATTACTAAAGTCAATACCTGATAATTCATCTAAATATCCACCTTCTTGAAACTTTTGTAATAAACTTTTTATTCTCATATTTATGATTCTACCTCTGTATCTCTGCCAAATAAAGTAGATAACCAATCATCTCCAGATATAGATTCTCCATATACAGGCAAACTGCTAACAGCTGATAATAATATCTTATCTCTTAAATCTTTTTCAGATTTTCCTGATCTATCTTCTATGTCTTGTAATCCAGATTCTCCAGTTTCAGCAAGCATTCTAGCTTCATCAGAATAAAACATTGTTTGTGGAATTTCTATATCTAAATCAGATACATCAGGAGCTTTATAATCTCCAGCTAATTCTTTGCCTGCAAAACTTCCAAATACATCTCCTACAGCTCCAGCTATTGGTGCAAATCTTTTAGTTTTTGGAGACATTGTTGCTAACCCTGCTCCACCATAACCACCTATAAGTTTACCTATAGCAGAATATAAATCTTGTTCTCGAGCAACTTGTTCAGCTTTAATAATTTCTTCTTCAAGCTTTGCTTCAATTTCTTTTTCAGCATCTAATATTTTTTTCTTATCTTGATTGCCTTGTATTTTTAATAATACATTAGCGAGAGATTGAGTCATCACAGGAGCAGTTGTTTGCCCACCTTCTTGATACTTTTTATAATTCACAAAAAACTCCTATTTCAGATATATCTATTTTATTAATATTTATAGTCTTATTCAAATTAATTTTAATTATATTACACACCTTGACTAGCATCATAAACTAAAACTATTGTAGCATTTGTATCGTTTGCATCATTTGTAGGATCAAAGCTAATAGCTATTATATCCCCTGCACTAAATGTATTATTAGAAGTGAAGTCAAATTTAAATGCAGTATCATCTGCTGTCATATCTACTGTAACTGTAGCACTTGCTGTAGAGCTTGGTATTTCTGTTCCTGTTGATGATTTATGAAAACCAACTATTGTTGATCCACAAGCTTCTTCACTTCTAAAAACAACTTGATCTAAATATCCATCATAAGGTACTACAAAATTTCTAAATTCATTTGCACCTGATAAACTTGTAAATTCTCCTGTAGTTGCTCCTAAAGGAATATATACTTTTGTACCTGCTGTAGAACTGTAATTAAAACCACTTGCTTTAATATCTCTAATAGTATTATCTACATATGCTTTTACAGATTGCTGTGTAGGTAATGCTGAATTGCTATTTGTTGCAAAATCATCTTCATCCAATATAATATTTGCAAAGGTAGCACTATCTCCAAATGCTAATCTACCTTTTATAATTGTAAGAGAATTATCACCATTTCCAATAGTAACATCAACTTCATCTTCTTGACTTCCATCTTGAATTATTAATCCATCATTCATTTCAGAATCATGTGATGCTACTTTTAAGCTAAGTTTACCACCCTCTTGTCCATCAGTAGCTACAGCTATCTCTCCAATTATTTGAGTATATGTAGTTACATTTCCTCCAGCATCATCACTTTTAAAATCTATCCTACCTATATCATCACCTGCAGCACCTACATCATTACTTGGATTAACTTCAAATGAAAGTACAGGAGGTGTACCATATTGGTCAGATGTATTCTTTAATGCTAATCTTGGAGTAGCTGAACCACTATCTTGTATAGTAACATCTCCACCATCTGCATCTAAAATAATATCTCCACTTGAAGCTATTGTTAAGTCTGTACCATCACCTTTAATATATTCACCTGCATCACCAAATAGTATCTTGCTATCATTAGGTAGTTTAATATTTCCACCACCTAATTGAAGAGCATAGTTATTAGTTATAGTCTGATTTGTAGATGCAACAGTAGCTCCTTCTAAATATAATGTAGCTGAATCAGTTGTTGTAATAGAAGCATTTGTAGCTGTTAAAGTTGCTTTAGAAAGTTTATAAGTATAAAATTGTGATACTGTTCCACTTGCACTTGTAGTTGCATCATTGAAAGTTGTATTATCTGTATCAAGTATATGACCATCTGTAGAGGGAGCTGAATCTCCATCACTAAAATCTAATTTTAATTGACCATTTAAAGTACCACCTCCAATAGGCAATACTAACAAAGCAGTTCTAAAATCTAAAAGAGATTGACCTTGCACATGATTAGTACCCATTAATAAAACTTCACCTGTAGCTAATGCTTCTTCACTCTTTAAAGCATTACCATTTGACTTACCAAATACAAGAGTATCTTGTTTAGCGTTTAAAGCATTTTGTGTAGCTGTGGAGATTGGTTTATCTGCATCTGATGTATTATCAACATTACCTAGTCCTACATCTGCTTTAGCTAAACTTAATGCAGTTTTAACTTCACTTGCATTTAAACCTTCTAATGTAGTACCATTAACTCTTATAAAATCATCATCTACAATTCCAGTACCACATTTAATTAAACTATGTTCAGATATACCAAATGTTAATGTTGTTTGAAGACCTGTTTGAAAATAAGTCTTCATAGAAGATGCAAGTATTTTCTTAGTTCCTGATTGCATACCAGGACTTGCACTGCTTGTTAAAGGATTGTTTGTACTTACATCATCTACTAAAAATAAATCTGCATCTGCAAGATTTGTATTAGTAAGTTCAGAAGAACCTGCAGATATATCTACATCTCTACCTCTAACAAGTCTTGGAGAATAATCATTATCAGCCCCACCTATTTGTAATTGTCCAGAAAAATCAGGCATTATTAATCTCCTAAGTACTCATCTTGACCTCTGTCAGCAACAGAAGTTTCTGTCTTTAAATATCCTGAATTATTAGTATCTTCAGTAATTTTTATCACAGAATTTGTTAAATGATTTTTAATAGCTGTTTTTACTGCAGCTTTATCAGCTCCTTCAAGACATCTAAAATCTTTCCAAGAATAAGTGTTACCTAATTCATCTAAAACTGAAAATGCCCAATGATTAAAGACTGAATTAAAATATACTTTTGTAGTAGTTTTAATAAGAACTAAATTAGCTTGAGCATCTGTAAAAACTAAATCTTCATCAAACAATGAAGAGTATCTATTCTTTAAAACATAAGTTGAAGTTTCACTTGCCATAATTAACTCACATGCCATATACTTGTAGCTGCATCAGTAAATGCACCTAATCGAGGTGAAATCCATACATTATAATCTTCTTCATAACTATTTGTATTCTGGACATCTTCTACAACTGCTGTTGTAAAATCAGTAAGTTGATTTGTTGAATTATATCCAGTTGGAGTTGTCCATGTAATGTTTGTTATATTTCCTGCATTAACAGGAACTGCAAAAAAAGCTACTTGACCAGCACTACAAGTAAATCCAAAATCAGGAAACTGAGATGGATAATTTGAAGAGCCTGGAAGATAAGTATTATGAGCTTTTATATTAGTAGCATCTATTGAATCTCCTAAAGTAGCAGCTCCATTTACTATTCCATAATATATATAGTTTCTTGCATAAACTTTATGACTATAAGTTCCAAAACTACTTGCTCCATCAACAACAGCAATAGCTGAACCACCACTATTCTCTACTGTAAATCCATTTTGAACCCAATCTATCTCAATATATTTATCTCTTGCAAGAGCAACAAATCTTGTATATGCATTTGATGTTAATCTTTTTGCTTGAGAATTATAAGTTGTATCTAAATTATTATCTTCTGTTGCTGAAGTATCACTTCTTTTAAATCTTGCTATTGGAGTATTTGCTTGTGTTCCTCCACTTGTAACATCTGTACTATAGTTGCATCTTGCATATAAACTTAAAGATGTTTTAACTAAAACTTTAGTTGAATTAGCTGTTCCTGAATTATTACTTAATACAATAGAAGTACATCTAGGAAGAAAAGGAGTAGCTCCTAAATCTATAAATTCAGAAACTCTTGCATAGCTATTATTTGAACCATAATATTTTATTATTCTTGTATCACTATCTCTTATATATATTGTTGGTGCATTATTACCATTTACATCAACAGTATTATCTCCTGCAGTATCAGTATATTGAATATACATATCTCCTTTATTAGGAGTCTTATCATTTATATCAGTTGTTGAAGGAGTTGCTGTTCCTGAAGTTGCAATACCACCACCACTTGTTAAATCTACTATTGTTCCTGTTCCATATCTATAGGAGAGTTTTTCATTATTATCTACCCATATAGTACCCATGTTTGCTAATCCTGTTGGGTTATCAGAATCGTCTGAAACACCAAGTGATATAGCTCCACAAGAACCATTATAAACACTTAACTTAACACCTTTATCTGTTGATGAAATAGCAGTTGCTGCAACAGCACTTAAAAGTGGTTGCATAGCAGTATTCGCTGCAATAGGTCCACTAACTCTTATTCCCATTGTAGATGCAAGAAAATCTGTTCTTCCTGTTATAATTCCACCTAAATTACTTGTACCACTTCCTAAATGAAGAATACCTTCTTTATTTGCACTATTATCTTCCCCTGTAATAATTGTACCATCTACACCACTTCCAGCTCCACTATCTGTAGGTCTTTTTCCAACTATTTTAGACTCAGTTCCAGCTTTGTTCTTAAATATAAGATCAGTGCCATCATAAGTTATCTTACCACTTGTATCTCTATTATCACCTATGTTAATAGCATCATTAGATAAGTATAGATTTTTCCATCTTTTTGTAGGAGAGCCTATATCAAAAGCTTTATTTTGATCTGGGATTAAACTTGTTCTTGAATGAAATATTTTAAGCCATCGCCCCATAACTTTAAAGAAAACAAATAAGCCATCTTTAAGTCTACTTATTACAAAATCACCTTCATTTCCTTCACTATTTAAAGGTTGTCTTGCCCTTCTACTTGGCTTATTAGCTTTGTTCTGTAATAGGTCTCTTACTCTATTTAACATTCTTCATTCTATATATTATTGATATATCGCCTATTTCAAAACCTTTAGGAACTTGACCATCTGCTTCAAACTTTAATTGGAATGAATAAACATTATTAGCTTCAGATGATGTAGTAGGTTTTAATTCAGCTACATAGTAATCAGATTCTTCTGTAATAGATACATTGCTAACATCTATAAAGTCATCATCAATAGAAGATTGATTTTGTATATATAAATAATGAGCTGCTGCAGTCGCTTGGAAGCTTATTTTATAAGCACCTTCTTGACCTATTATTTGATTAACAATTCTATTTGTGCTAGGGTTTGAATTTGAAGTTCCAATGCTAATTATAGCTTGACTTGATTTAACATTTTCTCTTCTTGATATTGCTGAAAATCTTGGTTTAAAATAAAGATTTAAATTATAGTTTTTAGCTGCTAAAGTTCCAAGATCATATCTTGCATAGCCTTGATTTGTTCCATCATTAGTTATTCTAGCTATATTATTAGAAACAGCTATATCAGCATTTCCTAAAGCACTTTGATTAGTTCCAGCTAAATTAAATACACCTTCGCCTTCATTTATATTTGTACTAAAGTCTTGATTAGCAGATGTATTTAAATCATTAGAAGTAAAATTATCTCCATCTTGAAATGTTTTAGCAAACTCTACACTACCATTAGTAGAATAATTAACTTTTACATTAGTAGCTGCTTCATCAGATTTAAAAGAAACATAAACTTTATATATCTTCTTTTTAACTCCAGGAGCTCCAAAATCTATATCAGGAGTAATTAACTTAAATTCACTATTATTAGATGGAATGTTTTGTAAGCTATATACTTCTAATTTTTCTGCACTACTCGATGTATCATGCTCAATAAACTTAGGTACACCACTTGAATCTATAACTATATTAGATCTATTTCTTGTATTAGTTCCCATAGATCCTGAAGCCATAGTCCATCCTTCAGTTTTAAAATCATATACCCAAGCATCATTAGATTGGTCATCTGCATCCATACTTATAGAAACCCATAGTTGTTTTTTAGAATATAAATAAGTTAAAGCAGATATGTGAGTAGAATCTATTTGCCAAGATTGAGAAAAAGAACCACCTGTCCAGCTTACATTATGAGCTGGCTCCCATTTACCTCCTGAGTATATTTTTCCTTCTGTTAAATTTTTAACTTGTTCTCCATTATATAAAAAACAACCATTTGGATTGCACCAAGCTACTCCTAACTCAAACTTAATAACTTGGGAAGGGTTGTTTACTCCATTATTATATAATTGATTTTCTACACCCTCTTGACCATCTTGAGCTACATTAACTATGTAGATAGATTTCTTTTTAAATACTAACAATCTATCAGCATAACCTTCTAAAGCTATAATGCTGTCTCCATCATTAACACCTATATCCATTTTTTGACTAGCAGGGAAAGTATCAAATTGAGGTTTACCTTCAAAGTTTATAGGGCTTCTTACAATCCTATCATTATATATAGGAGCACTTGCAAAACCATCTCCTACATTATCTTCTTGTTGTATGTTTCCTATATAGCATCTATTATTAAGTATAGTAGCACATTTATATTTTGCAGCTGTTACTTCATCTGCACCATATCCATTAAGTATATCATATGTTAAAGCTTTAGGAGGATCTACAAAATTAAATGCATTAGCACTTGTTACATCTGCACTTGTTACACTTGCAGGACATATATATGTTTGACCTTGAGTTGTTTGAGCCCAAGCAGTATAGCTAAGTTCATCAGATTTTTTACAGCCTTTTATTAGATCTATATCTAAAAGAAGATACTTAATGCCTTCTCCATCACTTGGATCTGTATAATAAAGCCTTGCACCAGTTATTCTTGGATTAACTAAAGTATTAGCATCTACAGAAGTTTTATGCCCACTACCATTATCTGTACCATATTGTAAAGTAACTCCAACAAAAAGACTTTCTTGATTTGATGAATGAGTAGTTACACTACCAGAGTCTCCAGCTAAACCTACTAATTTAGTTACAGGTGATTCTTGAGAACCATCATATATAAAGCTTATATAAAAAGTATATTCAGCTTGTATATCCCAAGTACCATTTGCATCTGTAGCAGAACCTGCCCATATTTTTAAGAACTCATTATTATCAGGAACAGCTACAGTTGTACCTGAAGTACCAGCCTCTGCACTTGCATCAAAATCAACAAGACCTGCTATAGCTGAACCTTGAAATTCAGTTAAAGAATATCCACTATCAGCTCCAGAAGCATCTTGTGCAGTTGGAGGTATAAGTTCTTGATTATCTACATACCATCTATCATGATTAACTGTAAAATCTCCAGTTTCTCCAAATAATGATCTTTTAATATGTCCAAACCATTTATTCTTTAATCCAACATCATTTCCAGCATTAGTATAGTTTCCATCTGCTACTCTTAAAGCTTCAGCTCCATAGTAGAATACAGGCTTTATAATTGCATTACTACTTGAATCAGTACCTAATACAATAGTTTGTTTATCTTCATCAAATGCAACTGTATTTCCATCCCATACTAAACTGCCTTTATCTAATATAAATATTTTAGGACCCATAGAATATACATAAAATTCAGTTTCTTGATTTAAAGCTACACCATTACTTATAGGTCTTGTATAGTCTGAAGGAAATATATAAAAACCATGACCAGGTGGCAGAGTATAAGTTGAACCTAAATATTCTGAAGTTTTACCAGCATTTAAACTTTCATTATCTAATGCAGCTTTAGGTGTAAGCTTTACTATACCTATTGTACCTATATCACAAGCTTTTCCTGATACTAATCCATCTAAAGGAATATCTTTAGAATTATAGGCACTTAAGATTCCTTTTTCAAATCTATCTATTTTTAAGACTTGTTTAGGCAACTACTTCTTCTCTATAGCATCTTGTAAAGCTTCTTGCATAGCTTCATATAATGCATCTAATAACTCAGCTTCTGTTTCTTCTGAAATCATAGGTAAGTTCATTTTCTTATTAAGCTGTTTGATAACTTTCTCTTTAGTGTCATCATTAAGAATCATTTCAACAGCAATTTTTTTTATCGCAGCAACAAGTTTGTTCATCATTTTCCTTTACATATTGTTTTAATGCAGAGAGCTCTCTCTCTATATCTTTAAATCTTTTATCTTGTTCTTGAAATACATCTGTAATTTCATCTATGATAGGAAATCTTTTTCCTAACTTATCATCAATAGCATCTAATGCTATCTTAACAATTTTATTCTTTAAGCTTTCACCTATCATATATTCTCCATGCAGTAAGGGTAGGACTCGAACCTACACAAGCATTTCCCCGAAAAATGCTTACCACCTAAACAGGGTGGCGTGTCTGCCAATTCCACCACCTTACTATTTTAAAAGTTTTCTTATTAACTTGCTTATTATATATATTATTAAAGCAAAGATAATCCAGGGTATACTAAATATTAAAACTTCTTTCAATCTTGTTTCTTATTCTGTTTAAACCAAAAATCTACAACCTTACTAAAAGAAGCTAAGAATGTGCCTACTATAATATTAAGTAGATCTCTAAAGTTATCTTCAAGCTGTAATATAGGATGAAATAATAAATATATTATCCAAAAAAAACAACCAAAAATAAATAGAGTGATAGTAAATTGCATCCAATCTGGGAGTCCATCACCACCATTCATTATATCTAGCTCAAAAGCAGTATGCTTCTTTTCCTCTTCTTTCTTCTTAGGTCTTCCTGCAGGCAGTTTATATCAAGCCTTCTAATTTCATAGCTCTTGCTATTCTTGTCATTCCTATTCCTCCACCATATCTTGGAAAAAAGTCATTAGACAAAAACTCTTCAAGCTCATTCATTACTCTTTCTTTGCCAAACTTATTAAATAATAGATTTGCATATCTTCCATCTGTTTGATTTAAAAAGTTCCATCTCATTTCTTCTTTATCACAACTTCTCTCAGCAGAGCCTATTGTTTCCTGCCCATGAAGGATAACATCAATTTTATTAAAAAGGTCTTTATTGCTATCATTCTGTTTCATATTCCAGAAAGGATGAGTCCTTTTAGGGAACTTTGATAAGAATATTACATCTCCCTTATCTTTATGCATTAGTTCTTCATGCTCTGCTTCTAATATATCTGTTCTATATTCTTTTGACATAGAGTCATATGTAACATCTACACCTTCTTTAAAACCTAAATACATTAACAACTGATGTTCAAGATTTCTCATATCAGCCATATTGCCTTTAGTCTCAAATTCAAACATAGGGAAAATCTTTTTATGTCTTCCATCTATAGGATTAGGCTCATTTCTGTAGCTTGTTGAAACACAAAAAAACCCTTCAGTATTAGGGTTAGTAAGCAGTTCATGTTCAAGCCACATTTGTCCAGTTTGAGGGAGAGGGTAATCTACTCCATCAAAATTAAATTGTGCTATAGTATTGGGATCTTCACAAGCAGCTAAGATACTTAATCTGCTTTGTGTTGGTACTTCAGTAAAGTTCTTTGCATCTTTAAAAAACTTTCTTAGCTTATCGACTACTTTATGGTAGTCAAATGTTTCATACATTTATATTCCTATTTTTTCTAACTCTTCATTCATTACTTCATAGAGGGATTCATTCCCTCTCTCTTTCATCTTTTGTACCATATCTTTATATCCCATGATCATAGTCTGAGAAGATACAGCAAAACCTATTATTTGAGCTTTATAACCTTGAATAGTTGCAACCATAGTTTCAAAGTCTATATTAGCTCCTGTCATGTCATTAATAATATTAAGAGTGTCAATAGTATCAGGATTAGCAATAATACTATCAACATAGAAGAGCATAGCAATAATGCTTCCACCATTAAAGGCAAACCCTCCTGCTTGTATCCCTTTTGCCTTGCGAAGTTTAGCATTGAGTCTCTCATCTTTTGCCATCTCTGCTGCACTTCTAGGTCTTTCTTCAACAACAGGCTCTTGTACTTCTTCTTCAGCTTTATCTTCAGGCTTTCTGGAAAACATTCCTTCAGGAACATCTGACTTCTTTTTACTGTCAAAGTTACGCTTTCTTTTAAAGCTGATCCCACCATCTTTATTGAGCCCTTCATTGTCAGCCACATTACTTATTCTCTTTTTTTATAAAGCTAATCAAAGTATCATTAGAAGACTCTATAGCATTTATATGTTGCTGTATTTCTCTTTGATTGCTTATAAGCTTTTCTATAATACCATATACTTTATTATTATGTTCTGTGATCTCATCTTGCATTTCTCTTATTTCTTTATCAAGAGTATCGAACTTATTAGTGAGATTAGCATTAAAATAACTGGCAAACCAGCGAGCAACAATGCCAACACCAAGCAAAAAAACAATAACAAGGAAAGTAGGAAGACCTTCCTCGCTAATAAGATAAAGCAAGTCATCCATTCTTTTTTATTTCGTTCCAAGCTTTTGCAAAGATGTAAATAACACCACCAACCATAGTGATAACTCTAAGCCAAAAAGGCAACCAATCTACAAAACTCATACTTACAGTAGCTGTAGGTATAGTTAAGTCTTTAATAGGAATGCTTCTTAATGTATCTATCATACTTCACAACTCCTTCTAAACCAGCCTACCCAAAATCTTTCTTGATCAGGCTTCTTCATTACAAGTTCTGCATAGAACATAACTCTATATGCTCTAAGTCTAAATGGTTCTACACTACTTGCAGCTTTTATAGTAGCTGGACCAATACCACCATCTACATCTATTTTGTTTGCATTCTTGCTGTTACAAGCTTCTTGCAAAATTTTAATAGCTCTTCCACCACCCATATTAATACACATATCAACATAGATATGGCGAAGACGATCAGGGAGGCTACCAGTACGAAACCTATCCCAATAGTCTCTTTTATAGAGTTCTTTAGCTCTTTCCACAGTGAGCTCTTTAATGTCTTCATCTGGATATGCCCTTTTACTTATTCCATACTTTGTTTCACCACCTGCATCAGTAGGATCATCTACATAACCACCTTCATGCTCTAAGACTTTTTCTATAATATCATCAAATTCAACTAACAATGTAAACTACTCCTTTTGGTTGATAGTATTTAAGTATATAAGTAGAAGATGTATACCATCTATATGGATTATTTATCTTCAACTTTTGTCATTCTTTCAAGTATTTCTATAGCACCTAAACATCTTTGAGCAAGATTAGCATAATTTTGTTGTTGTTTAAGAGCTTCTTCATATTGTTTTTTAATAGACTCTAATTCCATCTCTGGAGTTACTTTTTCTACTTGTCCATTATCAGATACTTGAGTATCTACTACTTCTTTAGCTTTCGCTTTCATTTTACACCTTTTTTATTTGAGTTATCATTTTACCAATTTCTGTAATCTCTGTTTGAAGTTTAGTTTTTAAAGCTGTTTTATTTTCTTTTTCTTTTTCTAATTCAGCTAAAGACATTTCTTGATTATTAATATATTCTACACCTGTATCTGAATTATATTTTTTTTGCTCAAGAACAATATGTTCTGCTTTTGAACCTGATGCAGCTATTTTTTTAAAAGCTACTTTACCAGCTGTTTTTAATGTTGTCCAATCTTTATAATGCATCTTCTATCCTTTTTTTAAATCTTTTATTTGTTGTGATAATTCTTGTACTGCTTTAATAAGAGGAGCTATAAATTGAACATAATCAGCTCCAAGTTTATCAGGATTATTTGTTTTTATAAAACTGCTTTCTTTTATACCAACATCCTCTAAAGTTTTTAAAACTTCTTGAGCTATAATACCATATTTAGTATTATCATCTTTTTTAAAATTATATTTTACAGGATTTATTTTCTTTATAAAAGCAAGTCCTAAATCACATTCTTTTATATTTTCTTTAAATCTCATATCAGAAGTTTGTATAGTACCATTAGCATGTATTTCTCCATCGCCATTTACATTCATATGAATTTCAGAAATACTTGCATTTCCAATAACAGCTTTATTATCACCTACACCTGCTGCATTATAGCCTATAACTATTTGATTAGTACCACCAACAGCACTTGTATCAGTTCCTGAACCAATAAGAACATTTTGTGTACCTGTAGTTATAGAATTTCCTGCTTGATAGCCAATAGCTGTATTATCATCAGCATTATTTAAAGCACCTGATAAGGTACTATTACCTAAAGCTACATTTTTATCACATGATAAACCACCTCCAGCACCATTTCCCCATATACCTGAACCTGAGTTATTTCCTATAAAAACATTGTGACTTGAAGCTAAAGTGTTTGCACTATCGTTTGTATTTGACATAGCTTGATAACCTATAGCAGTATTACTATGACCTGTTGTATGTTCTACCATAGCTTTATAACCTATGATTACATTTTGAACAGAAGTTGTTACAGCTAATCCAGCTTGAGAACCAATAGCTGTATTTTTTGCTGCATCAGTAGCAGCATTTTGTGTTGCTAAAGCATTATAACCTATAGCTACATTTTCACTATCCTCATCTTCATTGGCTAATGCTCTATAGCCTATTGCTGTATTTGAATCACCTTGAGTAAGGTCTGTTAATGCATTATATCCTATAGCAACATTGTAATCAATATTGTTATTAGTTCCTGTAGCCATTGCACCTTCACCAATAGCAATATTATTTTCATCAGTTGATATAAATTGAACATTTGAGTCTATTGAAAGATTGGAACCTGAAGTGTTTACTGCTCCACTAACTGAACTTATTATTCCTGAAAGCATATTATACCTCTACTATTCTTAAAAATGAAGAAGCAGCACTTGATACTTGTTTAAAATGAACTACTATTGAACTTCCAACATTTTTAGGAACAGTTAAAAATATTAAAGTATTGCTTGGAATAATTAAATCTGTAGTAGTGCTTATAGTATCTGAAGTTAAAGTATCAAATCTAAAAAGAACTTCTGAATCAGAGTATATTCCAATTTGAGTAGTTGAAACATCTAACTCTTTGTAAGCATGAGCTGCACTACTTAATGTTAATCTGCTTCCAACAGTCCATCCACCTGCACTACCTTGAGATGCATTTAAAGACTCTTGTACTGTAAATTTATGTAAATCTGCCATTTCTGACTCCTATCTTATAGCTGCACCATGAGGTGCAATTTTTCTTATTGTATTAATTTTTGAATTATCATTCTTTTCTACTATTCTATAGAACTCTCTCATCATAGCATTTTTTAAATCAAATTGACCTATATCTTCAGCCATCTTAGCTTTAACAAAATACACTACTGCTTTAGATAAATATTCTGATACTGGAAGCTCATCAGACTCATCATTAAGAACATCTATTCTATAATATAAAGTTACTGTTCTTTCAAAAGTAGACCAATTAGTTGAGCCTGAATATTTTGTATTTAAAGTAATTGCATCTTTTGTAGCATCTACATTATCATAAGATGTAATTTTATGCAAACCATTAAACTCACCAGCATTTCTTAAAACTATAAAATCATCTACATCTGTTGTATCATCATAATTAACAGATCCACCTTTTATTTGCAAATAACCACCATTAGTTCTATAGTGAGTTATAGTTGCATGTGTTACATTGGTTTGTTTAATGAAATATTTAGGACTATATATATATTCTAATTCTATTCCATCTGCTACAGTAGATCTTGGAGAAACAAATCTTGTTCTATGAACATCTGGTCCATAATCTCTACTATTAATATCATTGTCTAAGGCTGTATCTTTTTCTATAATAGAAAGTTTACTACCTTTTATAAAATATCCATATTCTTTAGGAGAAGCCATTTATATTAACTCCTGATCTGCATCTTCTGTATATGGCTCAAACATATGTCTTGGAATACTTCTATATTCATCTTTACTATTAAAATGATTCTTACATCTTACATCTGTTATTTTAATCATATCATGAGGTAAGTCATAATATCTTTGATTCTCTGTTATATCAATTCTTACTGTAGTTACATGAGTAGGAGAGATCATATTAATTTCTTCAAGAGCATCTTTAATGTAAGCAACTGTACGACCTGTTTCAGACATACCAGTTCTTTCCATTACTTCAAAAACTTTCATTATCTACCTCCTTGTTGTTGAGGTTGTTGTGGAGCCATAGATGTAAATGCACTTGCATATTGTTGTTTAAGAGAAGCTAAGTTTGAAGAAATAGCTTGTACTAATTCACCATCTTCTTCATCTATAGCAAAGTTAGCCATTTTAGATTCTAAAGACTTTATAGCTGCATATATAACTACAAGATATACTTTATCTTTAGGGAAAAATCTTATATCTTCAGAATCATATGCTAATATAGCTGCATCTGAATCTCTTTTAGGATCATTGTTTATATAATAAACTTTAAATGAATCTGGATTGCTACCAGGAGTTGGGAATACATTTATTTTACCATTATCTAAAATAGTATAAACAGGATTGAATTTTGAAGCAAAATTTAAGCTATCAGTGTCTACTACTCTACCTTGCATGGAAGGATTTATATATCTACAGCGTCTCCAATCATTATCAGTTCCAGACTCTCTAACAACAGATAAGATTTCACCTTTTACAGTAAAACTATTATTAGAAGTTTGTTCTGCACTTTCTGCTGTAAATAATATTTTATCTTGAGGATTAAGTTGAATGCATTTATTAGTTACATCCATTACTCCATCTTTCAAAAATTCTGAGAGTTCAGTTTGAGATGGATCTGCAGTAGAACCACTTATTTCTAAGCTTGTTAAAGCATTTACTTGTGCTAAAAATGTTGCCAAATTTCCTCCCTCTCTAAGCCTTGACTAAGCGTGAATGAGTTGTGTTACTAAGGTAGAGTAGCCCAAGAATCAAAGGAAACTCTTGAGCTACCCTAAGTTATCTATGATATATAGGCTGCATTATAAAAAGCAGAACCATCACATACTATTTCTACATGATCACCAGCAGCATCTACAGTTAAACTATTAACAGTAGACGAACCTGATTTCCTAAGAAACTTAGCTGTCCATCCTGCTCCAGCATCTGATGCTGAAGGAAGAGTAACAGTTGCAGCTGCACATAAAAACACTTTACCTGCATCTGCTTTAGTTAAAGTAACTGCACCAGATATTTCAGCAACATACTTGCCTCCCCATCCAGCTACATTACCTGTTATAGTATTAGCCATAAGTTAATCCTTTCTAACTAAATGGAGTAGCTAAAGAGCCACTAGCATTTATTTGACCTTCAACTGTCCAATAACCATTTTCATTAACTGTGAACTTAGCCCAACTACCAATTAATCCACCAGTAGTTCCACCATTCATAGAGAATATAAGATCATTAGATTCATCAGCTGCAAACTCTGTTTGATTAGCAACAGCATCAGTAGCTTTAGTTAAATAAACACTACCTTCAAGTAGATCACCTGCTGCAGCTGTTACAGAAACTAAATCAGAAGATGTTACAGTTACAGCGACTTCTATTTTAATCCATAATCCAGCATCATCAGAAGATACAGCAGGAAGAGTAATATCCATTCCATTAGCATGATGACTTGTAAAAGTTCTACAACATTCATCTTTAGTTAAAGTATATTGAGAATTATCGCCAGCGACTACTACATCAAGTTTGCCTTTAAATGCATTTCTAGCTTTTTCTAATGCTTTATCAGCTTTATTTTGTCCGTACATTGGATTCATAATCTATCTCCTTACGCTGATAACCAAACTGCATGAGACTCAGGAAGTGAGAACTCCATACCAGCTTCAGTTAAAATTAAATCAACTCTTCTATCTACACCAGAGTTTTCAAGTGTTTGTACACCTACATATACTGAGGTGTCTCTGTTTACTCCATTACCAACTAATGGTCTATATGCACAGTTCTTCATATTAATACCAAGTATCTGAACATTAGTTCCATCTAAGTGAACATTTCTAACAACATTCATGTCACCATAAACAGTTGATATAGTAGTAGTATCTAATCCTAATACTTTCTTTCTACCTGTTACTGCTAAATCAGCACTAAAGTTAGAGTTAATATTAAGATTGTTACTAAAGTATCCACCAAGCTTATGCAACCAGTTATAAATAGCTGTTGAACAGAAAAATACTGTAGCTGCACTATTGTTGTATCTTGGATCTAAATAGTTTGACATATCTCCTAAGAAATCATCAGCTGTTTTAGTGTTTGGATTTAAAGTGAATGAATTACCATATGTAGTAACAAAGTCAAGAGCACCTTGTGTATATTGAGTATTACCTACTGTAGCTTGTGAACCAAATAGTAATGTTTGCTCAATATCATATTTATGCTCAATTAATTTATTCTTCCAAGTTCTAGCCCATTCATTTGGCTCATATTTAAGAACAGTAGCTCTTGCAGTATTTGTCATAGCACAAGAAGTCTTAAATATTTGAGTTAAACCAAAACCAGTTGAATATGGTTGGTCGAACCAAGTCTCAGGATAACCTGAACCTTCATCATGAGCTGTACCAATAACATATGATCTATTAGCTTCTAATTCAGCATGAATAGACCTATCAGCTACTTGTTCATCATCAGATGTAGCAGTACCAAC